CTTTGTCCTTGAAGTTTTTTGCAAAACGGAAGTTGATGATTTCGTCACCAAATCCACCCTCACAGCGCAATAATACATGCTTGCCGTTCAGGTCATCTTCAGGGCGTGGGATTGGCCCACCAATGGGATCAGAACCAAAGACCTTGATGTACCGACCCACATTCATGCCCTCAAAGCCTTTCTTCAACTGCCCGTGGCGCATGTCGTGCCAACCAAGATTAAATAACACACGAGGGTCTTCTTGGTCCTGCGCCCGGAGAATGTCTTCAGACAAGTCAGGCTGGCCGTTGATCGCACAGCTTAGAGCAATGTCGAGTGGGTGGATGTCTTTTTCTAGTGCGCTCATAACATTTATGTTGTGCTTGCATCAATTGCAAGATTATGGTCAAAACCGGATGAAATTTCAGACCAAGTGGTTAAACTTCCGATTTGCACGGGAGAAGACTTAGAAACAACTGTATTGTCACCAAGTTGACCGGTAGAGTTAAGACCCCAAGCCCACAAGGTACCGTCATTTTTAACAGCAGTGTTGTGGTTCTCACCACCTGAGACATGAGACCAATTAGTTAACGCACCTACCTGAACAGGAGAAGATTTAAAGCTAGAGCTATTATCTCCAATTTCACCTGAGTTGCCTCTTCCCCAAGCATATAATTGCCCGGAAGTTGTGATCGCTACAACATGTTCTTTCCCCGAAGACACAGAGGACCAGTTGGTTAAAGCTCCGACTTGAACAGGAGAGGATTTGTTCACAGTGTTATTTTGTCCCAATTGCCCGTCACCATTAGATCCCCAAGCCCACAGGGTTCCATCTGTTTTTATAGCGAATACAGATTGCTGTTTAGTAGAGACTTGAGACCAATTTGTCAGTGCGCCAACTTGAACGGGAGAGGATCTATTAATTGCATCATTTAAGCCTAGCGCACCTGAATTTTGACGACCCCAAGCCCACAGTGTTCCATCTGTTTTAACAGCAAAAGTAGTAGACAAACCGATTGAGGTTTGAGACCAGTTGGTTAAAGCTCCAATTTGCACAGGGGATGATTTGTTGATTTCAGTGTTGTCTCCAAGTGCCCCAGAAAAATTAGACCCCCACGCATACAGTTTCCCGCCGGTTGTAATTGCGGCAGTGTGGTCGGTGCCTGCAGAAACTTGAGACCAATTTGTTTCTGGACCAACTTGTACAGGAGAGGATCTAGTAACAGTCGTATTGTCCCCAACCTGTCCAGTGTTGTTAAGTCCCCAACTCCACAGTGTTCCATCTGTTTTTATAGCACTTGAAAAATTTTCCCCAGCAGAAACCTGACTCCAATTCGTTAATGAGCCAACTTGTACAGGAGAAGACACATCCACAGCTTGATCTGTGTTTGTTCCTAAACGTCCAGATCCGTCATCACCCCAAGCATACAGCTCATTCAGTTGAATACCCGTCCAAGTGCCGTTAGCAATCCCTTGCAGTTGCTCTGTTAGCGTCCACTTTCCACTAAAATTTGGCATCGTTGCGTGTTCCTATGAGGTTGTTCCGAATAAGGCAACAGCATGTCTAGCCCTTGACCCACCGTGGATGTACGACCAACTTGTTTCAGAACCGATCTGCACTGGAGAAGATCTGTTAGCAGTGGTGTTGTCTCCAATTTGGCCCGGACCGTTGTCGTTTCTTCCAAAAGCATAAAGACTACCATTGGACTTCAACACGTACACTGTTGAATCTCCTGTGGCCAGAGAAGACCAGTCTGTGTCGGAACCTACTTGAACAGGGGAGGATCTATTTATTGCATCGTTTTGTCCAAGATCACCCGTGCCGTTAGCACCCCAAGTCCATAAGGTCCCGTCTGTTTTAACAGCGGCAGAAGAATATTCGGTCATATCAGCACTTGACCAATTAGTTAAAGCTCCGACTTGAACAGGCGAAGATCTGTTAGCAGTGGTGTTGTCTCCAACCATTCCAAAAAAGTTTCGTCCCCAAGCGTACAACTCACCGGATGTTTTTACAGCGATAAAGGCATCTGCACCACCTTTAACTGTTGACCAATCTGTATCCGAACCAACTTGAACCGGGGAGGAACTTGAACTGGCTCCAGAATTTATGCCTAAATTACCATAAGTGTTTTGTCCACAAGTCCACAAGGTACCATCTGTTTTGACTGCCGCCCATCCTTGTCCGCCGGGAGCTATAGAAGACCAATTTGTTAACGACCCGACTTGAACCGGGGAATTTCTATTTGTTAAGTCATTCAACCCCAGTTCACCGTGGCGGTCATTTCTACCCCAAGCCCACAGTGTCCCGTCTGTCTTGATTGCTAAAGAAAATTCCTCTCCGCCACTTGCAAGTTCCCAGTTAGTCAAAGCCCCAACTTGAACAGGGGAAGAACGGGGAGTGCTATCTCCGTGTCCTAACTGGCCGTTATTGTTGAGGCCCCACGAATACAGTTCGTTAGAAGTGCTTACACCGAAAGAAAAGAATCTTCCTGTGCTTGCAGTAGACCAAGTTGTTGCAGATCCAATTTGAGTGGGAGAAGACTGAGAAATTCTGTTGTTATTGTTTAACTGGCCGTAGTCATTGTTTCCCCAAGCATAAAGCTCCTGCCCACTAAAGACAGACGTAGAGTTACCAAACCCACTAAACGCACCGGGTCCGTATTCATCGCTGATTGCTTGAGCGGCGAATGTCGTAGTGCCGCCTGCGGTGAGGGTAACAGTCGTTGTACCAGCGGCAGAGGCTGTGGCAGACACACCGGTGCCATCGCTCTGCTTGAGCGGATCAAATCCACCAGAAATAATTCCACCGGGACCTTTAGCCACGGGCTACTCCTTACGAGATTTCTTCGTATGAAACAACAACCTTCAGGTCACTGGCTGTACCAGCAGTTGCACCAATCGACATGTCTTCTTCAAGATACAACGCTGTGTTCTTGTCGATAACAACCAATGACGCATCTGCAGGAACAGAAACTGTGCTGACAAGCTCAGTGGCTGTACCGCCAATGTCATCTTGACTGTATACAGACACTGTGATGTCTGCGGCTGACGAACCGTCCACGTTTGATACAATTAAGCTATTGATCTTGAACACTTTGCCAGATGAGGCGGCATTCGACACAACAGCAGTTGCGTTGGTTGTGGTCAGGTTGATCTGATCTGTTTTACCAGTGATCGTGGTTACGTTAACAATATTGGGTGCGGCCATTATCTAATCCTCTTAACCAAACACAATGGCCATTGCGATGGCCTTTCCAGTTGAAATACCTGCACTTCCAAACGAGATTGTACCAGAACCATTTGTAACTAACGCTTGGCCATCTGAACCATCAACCGTTGGAAGTGTGAGCGCATCGACAAACCCTTGCAGGTTTGCGTCGTATGCTAAGACATCGGTGCCAATAGCAACGCCGAGATTGGTTCGGGCGCCAGAAGCATTAGAAGCACCAGTACCGCCATTAGCAACAGCCAAATCAGTTCCCGACCAATCATCATTGCTAATAGCAAGTGTTCCGCCAAGCGTTAAATTACCAGAGCTAGTAACTGTGCCTGACAAGCTGACGCCGTTAACTGTACCAGTACCACCTACAGAAGTAACCGTGCCACCCGTTCCAGTTGCGGCAATCTCAATACTGCCGTTCCCGTTTGTGATGGTTACACCAGATCCTTCGGTCAAAGTAGCCTTTGTGAGTGTGTTACCAGATGTGTTACCAATTAAGAGTTGACCGTCTGTGTAACTTGTTTGCCCTGTACCACCATCTGCTACAGGTAAAGTGCCCGTAACTTCACTCGTTAAGTCAACATTGCTTGCCGTGACGGCAGAAGTTCCGTTTCCTTTTAGCACACCTGTCAGCGTAGCCGCACCGGTACCGCCGGAGGCAACAGGTAAGGCTGTTCCAAGCGTCAAGCTGTTAAGATACTCAATTCCGCTGACAACATTGGTGCCGTCGGCATACACTATTGAAGTCACACCGTTTGGTATGGTGATGCCTGTCCCTGCGGATGTTTTAACAACAATGTCTTGGCTGCCTGTCGTGTTGTTTTCAACGATGTACAACTTGTTGATCGTTGGGACAATCAAGTTGCGTGTAGCAGAAATCGTTCCCGTCACGTTCAGGATCAAATTACGAAAGACCTGGGCTCCATTGGTGTCTGTATAGCAAAAATCCTCTAAGCCGCTATTTCGGTCCAAATTGTTGATTCGGCAGGCGACACTTCCGTCCATCCTGGGTCCTGCGATGGATCAATTTTACCCCAAACGGTAACTTTTCCAACACCTCCGGTTGCCTCGAGCCCCGTAACTGGGACATTGGCACCGGCCTCTACTGTAACAGAACCGACGGAAGCTGTCGCGGTTGCTGAGAAAGTGATCGGAACTACGACAACCGTAGTGACACCAACTGAGCCTACGCCACCCGTTGCCTCAAGCCCGGTCGCTGGAACAGGGGTGACGGCTGAAGACTCCGCGTCGCCAACCTGTCCTGTTGCTTCGAGACCCGTAACAAGAACATCAATGTCTGCTCTGGCAACTGCTGTACCAACAGAAGCAGTCGCCTCGAAAGATACGCTGCCTTCGTTCCAGCCTTGCTCGCCCCAGCCTACACGTCCCCATCCTTCTAACGGAACCGTTACATCTTGAGGAAGGCCATTTGCTTCGCCGGTTGCAGATACACCAACAAGTGTCAGGCTGGCTGTGCCGGTAACAGACGCTATGTCATTTGTAGAGCCAGTTGCACTAACTCCTGTGACACTGACACTCGCGTCAGCTTGCACTGTAACAGAACCTACAGATCCTGTAGCAGATACACCGGTTGCCGGAACACTCGCGGTTCCTGTTGTCGTTACACTTCCAACTTCACCGGTTGCAGATACGCCCGTAACCTCTGCGTCGTTATTGGTGATTGCTGTAACTTCGTCAACTTCGCCGGTTCCAGCAACGCCCGTCGGAATGACGTTTGCTGCTGCTGTGACTGTCGCATCTCCAACCTCGCCAGTGCCAGCAACACCGGTTGCGTTAACGGAAATACCCGTACCGGTGACAGTGGTTACACTTCCAACTTCGCCGGTGCCCGCGGGGCCTGTTGGGCTGACAGATGCTGTTCCTGTAATAGAAACGGAGCCAACCGCTGCTGTTGCAGTTAGCCCCGTGACCGGCGTGTCCGCCGCACCTGTGACAGTAACTTCGCCAACTGTCCCGGCCGCTCCCGGAAGGACAATCGGCTCACCGAATGTGCCACTGTTCCAGGTGCTGCGTCCCCAGCCCTCGAATAAAACAGTGGCGTCGGCCATTACGCTATCCGGATAATCGCGTTAGATGCGTCAGCTGTTGGGAACACAATCGTGAACGTACCAGACGTTGAAGTCTTGTCAGACCCAAAGTCCAGAACAACCACAGAAGGATCGCCCGCTGCTGTGTCGTTATAAATCAATGCGCCACGCGCTGTGATGGTCGCTGACGTAAACGACAGATCATCAAAATCAGTCAACGCAGTCGTTCCAGAAGTGGTTGGCGTGACGTTCGTCAATGTGCCACCACCTGCAGAATACGTTCCTGAGTCACCCACTTCGTCTGAAGCAGTGTACGCAGTCGTTGCCGCAGTAAAAGATGCGTTGTTGTCGTACAGTGCTAACTTAAAAGTATCGCCCGTCGACGCTGTAAAATCGTGTGTTCCAGTCAGCAATTCCTGCTTGAAGCTGGTGCACATGAAGTTTCCGGTAAAAGCCATGTCACAGTCTCCTTAAAATTTCTGCCATATCACTATGGCCTGCTTTTGTAAGCTCCGCGCTTATTGTAGCACGGTCTTGCTCAATACCCATCTTGATGTACTGGGTTACAACTGCGAGCATTTTATCTCGAAACGCTCGTGCTTGCGCTTGCAAAGCCGGATGACTTTTATCACCAACAGATATCAATCTGTTTACGCAAAGTTCTGCGACTTCCTCTGGTGTGTGTCCGCGATTATCTGTTGTTTTAACCTCGAACGCGTCCAGAGGAGCGTCTAATTTCATCTCAAACATATTACTGCTTTGTTCTCATTACTAAGCCAGTGCGGTATTCGTCTGTAGTTTCTTTTGCCTCGCCCAGCTGCTTCAAGCTGTTGACCGCTTCCGCAAACCGTTGATTATAGTTACTAATCAAATCGGCTTCACCCTTCATGTACGTGTATGCATCAATCAACGATCCGTACAGCATGGCCATCGGCGCGTTCTCGCTTAACCACGTTGTGCCGCTTTCAGCCTGATTTGTCAGGCTGTCTGGACGATAATAATAATGCAGCTCTACGTCATAATCATCATCAGGCGTAGGCGCAAGAAGAAAATAATCTACGTCAAACTGCGCGTAATGACGCTGTCGCATTTTTTCTAAAAAAGGACAACTGTACATTTTTAAAAATTCGTTCTTCGGCGGCTCGTATAAAAATAGGAAGATTGGTAACAAAGCTGGTCTCATCATTTTCCGTGTAATCCTGAATCGCCTGTTTCAACTGTGCGTATGTAAAACTCATGATATTGTCACCGTAACTGTTCCAGCCTTGCCAATAGCCCGTGGCATTTCAATAGGTAATCCTACGACATCCGTGCCAATATAAACAGAAAGCGCCTCTGTTTGATCTGGTCGTGGATTACGCAAAGCTTGCGGATCAGGACCTACACGCGGCGCTTCAAGCTGTGGGTGCTTTGGCTCGTACTCATCCGGTCCAACCAACAGGCCGTTCCATTCTTTTCTCATTTCGCGCAAGCGATAACGAAAACCAGAACGGTCCGATATACCGTAAGCCTTGTTCCCCGAAGCGTACCGAGACATCTTAGAACCTAATGTACTGGATATCAGGTTGTAGCTTTAAAGATACACGATCTTCGTCTTCGTCCGCTGCACGCTGGAACTCTTCCTCGTACACGGCCTTGAGCAACTGAATGCGCTCTGGCGCTTTCTTCATTGCCAAGTAGTACGCAAGCCCGGCAACCATGCAGGGGATAAAACGAAACGGAACTTCAGCGTCATTTTTTGACGTGTCAATGTCCTCGATCCGTTTGATGTAGTAGTACACCAAAGTGTCCGCTGCATCCGGTGTCGGCCACATTGTGACTTCAGGCTTAATCTGACGGTTGAAGTAGAACTGAGATGGACGACCTTCGGTTGTTTTGTTGGGCACGTTCAGGTATTCACCGCGGCTAATCCGGTCAACCTCAAAGTCGGTGTTGTCCCGGCGCAGTGCAACTTCAAGAATGTCTGACATGCCGGCCTCAAGACCGTTGTCTTCATTGTACGTTGCAGTACCCGGAACAAGCGTCAGCGTGCCCTGACGAACCGTCCACAGATTAACTCCGCGGTTGGCCCAGTCAGAAAACATCAGATTCAGCGAACGACGCGCAGTCCGTGCATCATAACCGGTGCGAACTTCTAGCCCACACCGCTCATACGCTTCTTCGATAATGTCTGCCGCATCAAGGTTAAAGTCCGTAGACCCAGAAGTCGCCATTACTTCTTCTTCTTAACCATTCCGCCGCGAGCTTTCTTAACCATTCCGCCGCGCATCTTTTTAACCATTCCGCCGCGAGCTTTCTTAACCATTCCGTTTTTAGGCGCTTTCTTTCCGCGCATCATTCCAGGCATCTTCATTTCTCCTTCGGAGTTTTCTCCGTTGATCGATCAAACGCTGATAGTCAGCGTCGCTATAGTGTTTATAGTACCCCAACTTCTGGAGCGTGTCCGCAGCATCATCAAGATCTGACAATGTCTGTATAAAGACGATGGCCCGGTCTTCTTGATAAGCCAAAAGCCAAATGTCTAAACCCGTTGCAGCAAACCAGCGATTCAACGCGCCACACGCTGCCTCTAACTCAAAGTAGTCCTGTTCCGGCTCTTCTTGTACACACATCACCACCTTGTGTGTGCCGTCAAAC